ATATCTTGAATAGTTATACCGGTAAGATCATCAATGCTGCCTGCTTGAGTTAATGCATTATTTCCAGTAAGTGTTCCTGTTAGAGGAGCATCTCTATCTCCCAGAGGATCTTGACTACCATCACCATCACCAATAGTAATTGTACGCGAATCGCCACTTAAACCTTCGCCTGGTATTAATGTAAGGCTACCCGTTTTAACAACAGGATCGTACAATTCTCCGTCATCTGGAAAATCAAAAGAAGTAACAACTGGTATAGCAGGAACAACTGGTGTATCAGGAACAACTGGTAAACCTCCAGTGCCACCAACCACTCCACTAGATCCAGCACCTCCTGTGCTAGTTACTACTGTTGAAGTTACCTTTCCATCAGGACCAATAGTTACTATACCTCCATTACCGCCATCGCCACCTTTACCACCATCACCACCATCACCACCTTTACCACCATCAGCAGGTTTATTTGCTACAGCAGCTGCTCTAATTGCCTCAAGTGAAGTAGCACCTAGTGCAGTCATAGAAGTTTTAGCTTCTTGTACAAGACCTCTAGCAAACTCCTGGAAGTCAATAGCTATAGCTTCTAGGCTAATTTGTGCAGCGGCAGTACCTGGATCAGTTAATTTGAATAAATCAGCCAGTGCTTTAACTGCTGGAGTATTCTTATCCTTTAGCGCAGCTACAAACGTTTGAATATCTGTGGCTGTTAGTTGTGTTTTTCCACCAAAAGTTCGCTGCCATAAATCATAGGCTTCTTCTAGTTTTTCTGCTGATGTTTGTGTATTTGTATTAATATCATCTAATATAGGCTTATATTTACTGTCAAGTTCATTTAATAATTTTTGTTGATCGCTAATTTGTTGGTCAATAAAGTCTGCAGCACCTTCTATGTCCCTGCTAACTTGATCAAAAATCTTGGTATACATTTCTGATCCAGCGTATAGTTCGCTAGCAGACTGTAATACTTCTTTAGCAAGATTTGGAAGTGCTTGTTTAGCGGCATCTGCTACTGCTGTATCTGTGCTTTGAATATCTGTTAGTGCTTGTTTGTAATCACTAAATAATATGTTAAATTTTTCTATAGGTGTAGCTGTTGATTGAGCTCCGCGTAATAACTCTTTTTGCAAGCTAGTAAAAGATTCCTTGACACGCTTTAGTGCATCAATTGTGCCGGTAATTTCTTTTTGGCGTTCATCGTAAGCAGCCTTAAAACTAGTTCTAATTGATGCTAAAAACTTTAGTCGTACGTTATTGACTACGCTTAGTAAATTAACGGCGTTATCTCTGTATTTTTCTAGCTCACTACTAGCGGTTGTTAATATTTCTCGTAGTGACTGCTGTAGTGGTGTTAGTGTAGAAGCTAATTTTATATTTTCTACTGCTAAGCTCTTGTTAAATTTTTCTACTTCACTGTACACCTCGTACATTGCCGGTGCTAGTTTTAATAATTCAGCTTTTAGTATAGCACTAGCATCGTCAGTAACTTGAAAACTTTGAATTAGTGCTTTTAGCTCATAGGTACTGTCAACAGCACCAAATCCTAGTTGCTCAAATGTTTGTTTACTTAAGCCAAGATTTTTAGCTAAATCTTTGTTACCGTCAGTTAATTGCTCAACTAATCTGGTTTGCTTTAGTGCTATCTTTTCTTGTTCTGTTAAAAAGTTTTCCTCAAAGTAAGTTACTGCACTAGCAAATTCTTCTAGTCCACCTGCAGCTTCTAGAAGTTTCTGCTCTACACGTACTCGTTCAACGGTAGTATTAAATTTACCAAGTGTTTCGCCTAGTATGTACAGGCCGTCACGAACTACTTCACTGCCTTTGGCAATTCTAGCTGCTGTTTCAAAATATTCTTCACCATTTTGAACAAACTCTGTAATCCAAGGTGTAACAGCTAATGTTAGTGCATTTAATTTTTTACTTATTTCACCAGTTAATTTTTGTAGTGCTTCTTCTGCTGTTAGGCCAGTAGTTACTAATCGAATACCAAAATCAAAGTTTTTGAGTATATCCTGTGCTCGTTGTCCACTACCATCTATTGCGTCTGCGGCGGCTACTATAGCGTTACCAACGCTTGAAATTGTACCTGTAATAGCTTTTACTAGTGGTTGTGTGGCTGCGGTAAGTTTAGTGTCATAGTCTACATCTTTGTTATATGTAACCCATAAAAACTTATCTTTAGTAGTTGTTTTAATATCCTCAAATAAACCTATAAAAGCACCACTTGCAGCTTGACCTAAACTATCTAAACCATCTACAGCGACTTTAGATATTTGGTCAAAAGTACCTTTTAATTGAAGACCGGCTGCTAAAATTTCTGTTTTGGTTGTGCTACCAATGCCCAAATTATACCAAGCTAAATTACTCTCAGTACCAACTTTAGTACCAAATCTAGACATTGTATTACCGGCAAAGCCACTAATGCCTTCACCAATAAGTGCTTTTACAGTTTCGCCTGTATTAATATCAATAGATTTTAGTGCTTTAACTACAGGGCTATTTCCACTACCCAACAAGCCAAAGAAGTTTTTGTTTAGCGTATCCATGCTGCTTTTAACACTATCAGCTACAGCAGTTGGATCACCGTATACTCCAGTACCAGTATTTACTAATTTACCACTGGCATCATATTCTTGTCCTATTCCTTGTACTTTGACTGCATCGGCTACAGAAGGTCCAGTACTACCACCACCACCACGAAAACTTTTACCTATTTGAGCTAAAAGCCTTGCAACTATTGCTGTCATTGCGGCTCCAGCAGCATAATTGAGTGGTGGAGGTAATACACTCATTGCATTAATTACAGCTTTTACACCTAATACGCCGGCTTCAGTTGCCGCCATACCTTGACGAGTAATACTACTAGTCACAAAGCTAACTGTTTGGGCTATTTGAGCAGCTATATCTTTAGCATTCATGATAAGTCTAGTTATATGATATGCTTTTTCCAATGCTCCAAAAGTTTTATAAGCCGCTGTTTTTTCCTTAAATAGTTTTTTGGTACTATTTAAAGCCATAGCATTACGATCTAGTTCGTCTTGTGCTGCTTTTTTCTGCAGTCTAATGCCCTCTTCTATGAACTCAGGTGGAGGGAAATCGCCAAATTCTGCAGCTCGTCTATTCCAGCTCTCTTGAGCAATTCTTCCGGCTTCAATATTTTGTGTTATTTTACTAAGGGTATCTATAGCTTGGCCTAAACGTGCTCCAGTTTTTCCGAAGTTTTCGTTTAAGTTATTAGATAGTTTACTTGCTTGTTCTAAAAAGTAATTTTGTTGCTCTAATTTTATATTTTGTTCGGCCTGTAATCTAATTGATTCTTTTCTAGCCTCATTTCCGGCTAATATACTGTCGCGTTGAGCATTTAATAATGCTTGTTCGCGATCGGCTTCTTTTACTAATCCTGTTGCATCAACGCCTTCTCTTTGTAATAAAGCTATTAGTCCTCGCTTAGAATCAATACTTAATTGTCTATTATTAAGATCAACAAGTTGTGCATTAAATTGTAGTTCTTCTTTAAGTAAATCTACTTTAGCACGCTGCTGTACTGCACTAATTTTATCTTGTACACCAAAAGCTTCCAATACTTGTAAGTACTGTAATGAGGCCTCAAGTCTTGTATTAGATACTTCGTTATTTGCTTGTAGTATCTGCAATGAATTTTCGCGCTCTTTCTTCGCTATGTCTTCTATATTCTTAAAGTCATCAATTCTAGCTTTCCTGCGAAGATTAGCTTCATCTTGCGTAGCCTTTTTTCCAGTATCAGCCATTTGTTGTTGTACTAACTTTAAGGCTTTTTGTCTCTTTTCCTCATTTATATCTGGTTTACCCTTCAATAATTCTAGTGCAAGTTCATCAGCCTTAAGTCTATTAATTTCTTTTTGAGCATTTTGCTGAAGTATAGTAGCTTCAAGATTTGTTTTTTGACTAGCTAACGTGCTATCATATATTCCTAACAAGCTTTGACTAGTATTTAGGTTATCTAATTTTAATTGGTTATCTCTTAAACTTATATCGACTATTTTATTTTGTTCAGTTGCATTTTCTCGTTGTCTTTTTACAATATCTTGGGCTAATACTTGTGCTTTTTGTCCTGCGATTTGTGCTAATTGTATTTGTCTACCGAATATTACCGAAGTCAAACTACCTAACTCCATAGCGGCACGCTGCTGAGCATCACTACCTTCTTTTCTAGCTTTTTCTAGCGCGTTTATATTTGGATTTGCTAATTGTTCTTGCTTTGAGGCTATAATTAGTCTTTGTTCAAATAACCTACTCATAGCTTGTGTATCAGCAGGAGTTGCTATACCTTTTTGTTGCTCTACTACTTTTCTAGTTAATAGTTCTGTTTCTTTTAAATTATTGCTCATTTCTACGGCAGCAGTATTTCGCTCCATGGCCAATTTAGACTGATATTGAGCTTCGATTAGACGACGCTGAATATCTAGCTCTTGTAGCGCAAGTTTAGTTTCTTCTTGTGCAGTAGCTCCACCAAGTTGCCCTAGTGCACTAACATAAGCTTTACCACTAGCAATTGCCGCTTGTTCCATACCGAACTTTAATGATGCATTTAGTTTGGCAATACCTTCCTCAAATACTGCTTTTTGTAATTGTACACTATATTTACTAACTATACCAGCTGCTTTTTGTTCTAGTTCTGCAGCAATTTTCTGATTAGCTTCTAAATTTTTTCTTGCGCTATCCCGACGTATCTGTTCGGACTCTGTACCACCAAATTGTGGCAGTTCAGTTAATTGTTGTTTATATAGTCTTATATTTTCCCTAGCTTCGCCTAGCTGGGTAGTAACTTCTTGTATTTGTCTTTTATCATTCAATAAACTACTAGCTAAATCTTTTGGTAATAAACTAATTAATTGCATACTATTGGTAACTTCTTGAATAGCAACAATACCGTTTTTAGTATCACCTAAAGCTTTTAACAAATTACTACTAGTATCTATAAAGCCGACGCCTATTTTACCTAATCTATCTGTAGGTAATAAACTCGTGTTGAGGCCATCTATTTCTTTACTTAGTGTGGTAATAGATCCTTTCAAACTTGTAAGTATACTGGCAGCATTATTTGCTTCATCTGATATTTTCTTTATTTCTCTAGCGGCTAGCTGTGATTTAACTTTTAATTCATCAGCAGGTATATCATTAATAGATTTCTTTAGATTTTCTAGATTGGTTAGGTCAATATTACCAAATATTTTTGTTAGCTCAGCACTTAATGTTTCTTTTTGCAATTCTGTTTCAGCAACTGCTAGTGCTTGATTAATAGTTTCTGCAAATTTATCTGAAAATTCGGCTTGTGCACCTTTACCAAATAGTGATTCGCTTATTTTTGAACCTACTACAGCTACACCGCCTACAATTTGGGTAATACCTGTTAATGGGCCTTCTGCTAGATTTTTGCCCCACTCCCCAAGAGTTTTTCCAAAAAATCTAGTTACAGCTTGTACTCCACTAGTCCAACCATTTTGACTATCTATTAATTTTTCGAAATCTTTACTAGTTTTAACTATACTATCGCTAAGATCATTGAAGGCATTGGCGCGTGCCTGTATACTTTCTACACTTAATATTTGTTCAGGTTTTTTATTACGTATAGCTTCTAATGTATCTCCTACATTTTTTACAGAACCAGCTAACAGGTCTTGGCTTTTAGTATATGCTTTTGTTTCTTTTTCACTATTACTTAGTATATTATTAAAAAATTCAAAAGTAGCAACTGCAATGCTGGCAACTATGCCAATAGTACCTAATTTACTTAATAATCCTGCGAATAATTGACCTGTTGCACTAGCCGCAACACGTACGCCAGCTAACGCTGTTTCCATTTTATTCAAACCTTGCACAACTAGTGTACTAGTTTGACCTGTTTTTTTGCCAGCATCTCCTAAAATAGGTACATCTACGGCAAGCTCTTTGCGTTGCTGTAGCACTTGACTAAATCCTGTTTTTAGTGCGCTAAAATACCCTTGATCTTTTACAGCAGTAGCTGTTTTAACTGCTATATCATCTCTGGCTGCTTTTGTTAATTGCTGCCTTAAATCTAAATTTTTCTGTAAGCTATTACCATACTTCTTTTCATAATCAGCTTCTGCAGCTGCTTTGTCTTGGCGTACTTGTTCGGTAGCTAAGGCTGCTATTTTTGCTTCATTAAGGACAGTACTAACCTCTCTATAGCTAGCGGCCATTTTTTTATTAGCTTTTTCTGTTTGCGCAGCTTTTTTATCTATATAAGCTAAATCTTCGCTAGTAACGTCTGTGGCTTGTTTAGCAAGTATACTTTTAATTCTAGCATCAAAAGTTTTACGCTCATCTTGAGCATATTTTTTCTGTAGTGTTTCATACTTCTTTTGTGCAGCATCAGCAGCATCTATTTTTTTCTCTTCTATATCTTCAAAAGCTTTTAAAGCTTTTTTCATATTATCTATTTGTTGCTTGGCAAGCGCACCACTAGTTTCAGCTGCCGTAGCTAAACTAGCTTCACGGGTTTTCTTTAACCCTTCGCGATATTGTGTTAGTACTGGTAATGCCTGTCGTAGTACTATAGTACCAAGACCCAGTAATGCTGCTCCAAGTGCTGCCTGACTTTGTGCTAAAAAGTTTACTATCGGTCCTAGGCCGATATTTACGAAATCTAGTATCTTCTTAGTTAAGTTATCTAGGCTCGCAGATAATTTATCATATGGATTTGTATCTAGTTTTATTTTACTAAATTTATCTTCTGACTGTTCAAGCACAGCTAGTGCAAAACCTTGGCGACGTTCAAACTCTGTTAAGCTACCTACTGTTTTACCAAGTGTTCTAGCATATTTTTCAGCTGCATCATCTATACGTATAAATATACCAAGTTCATCTAATAATTCTGGCTCTAGTTTTGTAATGCCGCGACTTAATCTGCTTAGGGCATCTGTCATATTTAAACCAAGTGCTTGACTGGCCTTTTGTGCGGCTGCACCAAGACGTAATATATTCTGTGAGCTCATACCAGCACTACTAGTCTGTGCAACAGCAGTCATAGAGTCACGCAAACTAATTGCACCATCAGTTACTTCTACTAATTGCTTACTTAGGTTGCCCAATGCTCGCCCACTAGCAGCACCTAGTTGATCTAAGCCACGAACCATGTTGCTAGTATTCATAGCATCGCTAAGAGCTCTAAATGCTGCTGTTACAGCAAATACATTGGCAGCATATGTAGCGTATAGGCGTACTAACCCACCAAGTCCCTGAGCTTGGTTAGCAAAGTCACGAGCACTAGCACCGGTAGCACCCATAGAACCACGAGCCATACCATATTCCACAGTTTCACGCGGACTACGGCTACCTGCCATAGCTGCGGCTCTAGCTTGTTGAGCACCTAGTTTTTGTGCATTAATTGCTGCCCTAGCATAATTATCGGCAATTTGCTCACTATTTGCTACTTGCTGGTCAACACCAGTAGCAGCCATTTTTAAGCGAATATTAATATCTTCTATAGCCATATATAGCCCTTTAACCAAATTTACTGCTACTTTTCCTAGCCGGCAATAATTGTAATTTACACTAATTATAGCATAACGCAAGTAAATTTGCAACCATAAATTTTCTTAGGCAAATAAAAAAGTCCTCACTTGGAGGACTTTTTTGTTGTTTGTTTACCTTGAATTATTTTGCTGCGTATGCCGTCAATAACACTCATAATTCTTAGGAGTAGTCGTTGCTCTACATAGTTATCTACTTCATATGTCTTAAATAGGTCAAATGCTATTGAATAGTCTTTGCCTAAAAAAGTGGCACTCATACCTTCCCAGCGGTCAGGTAAGAAGCCATAAATTTCTAGAGCTTGCTGTACTACATCTGGTAAGTCAGCAAATTCTACTGGAATTTCGTCTGGATCTGGTTCTGTGCCCATCATTTCACACATTTCAAAGTATGCGTCTTTGGTCATGGCCAAATCACGGTTTTGAAAATAGCTGTCTAGTAGACTATCTACTTGATCTACTTGTTCTTGGAAAAGTTTCCCAGGTCAGTTACCTTTTCACTGATAAAGCTGTCAAAATTTGTAGAACTTTTCATTAGATAAAGAGCATTTTCTTCTGTATATTCTAGCTCAGATTCGGGGTCTGCATCGCTAACATCAACTGGTGCTAGTTGTTCAAGATATTTTAGTTTTAATCCTGACCAACCTTTAATACTTCCTTTAACATAAAGTTCTAGGAATAACTCGTCATTCAATTCTTCAACTGGTTGACGATTCTTAAAAGTAGTTTTTGTTGCTTTTTTACGAATATTTTGTAGTGTTTCGCGGCTTAAAAAGCTTACCTGTACTTCGAAACCTGGCATGCCAGGATACTCTACAGTAATTTCCTTGCTAGGAACAAGCATGCTTTTTAGTGATAAGTTAGACATTAGTATAATTTCCTTGGGATTAAGTGGGAGTGCTGATCACACTCCCTAGTAAATATATTACTGTGCGTAATATTGAACTTCGATTTCGTTTTTAGCTTCAAGATCAAACGCACCGCTTGTTAAGCCTTGAGCTGTAAAGTTAATAGCTGTTGAAACTACTTGTTCAGTATTAATAGTCGGAATTTGTAGTACAACACTAGGCATTACTAAACTTACACGTGGTTTTGTTGTACTACCACCACCAATGTGTACTGTTAATGAAAATGCGGGCTCTACATTACTACTATTATCTAACATATTATCTAGTAGTTTGCCGCTATCTGTAGCTGATCCTGTCTTTAAGTAGCAATTTAGTGTGCCACTAACGGCGCGTGTACCTGTAAAGTAGGTAATTGGCGTGTTAACTACACCTAAGTTAGCTGGCGTTAAGTAGGTGATATTGTTAGCTAGTGTAATACTACCGCCTGTTAGTGCTAACTGATAAGTTGTAGAGGCACCACCACCATAAACTCCGCCTACACTAATACTGCTTAATGCTACGCTGCTTAGCTTATTAGCTAAGAATGCTGCGTTAGTATTCTTATTTTTAGCGTTATCTGTAGCGGGAGCAGTTGTTGTAAAATAACTACCACTAAATGTAATGTCTGTACCGGCTGCTGGTTTATCGGCGGCTAATACTGTGCTGTCACCAATATTACGCATAACGGTACCACGAGCTGTCCAAGCAATAGTACTAATAGCATCTAGTCCAAAATCAATGGTTGCTTGATCTAAGGCACAGTTATCAATAATATAGCTTGTTTGATCTAATACAACTATAATACCAAATGTTTTTAGTTGATTTTTACCACTTTGTGCCATAGTCATTTTACTAACAGGGGATGCACCTGCAGTAACTGCCCAAGCGTCGCTATTACCAGCACCAGTAGCAAATGCGTTCCACAGTACATCTTCTTCACAATCAATTTGATCATCAGTAGTACCAGCACCACCAGCATTAAAATATGGGCGCATGTATGTGCTAAAACTGATTTCTACTGGATCTAGGCTAGTATTAAATAGACGCTGACCCCGAACTGGACTTGTACCAGCTTCATTAACTGTAACAGTTTCGCTACCAGTAGCTTGACTAAAGCTTAGTCCGTCCAATACCTGAATTTCGCGAGTGTTTGTTGCATCAAAACCTGTAGTGGCTACAACACCGGTTGTTGCGTTTACGTTGGTTGTAAAAAACATTCTCGCGTTACGAATTAAATTTAAAGCCATATCTTTTCCTTTTTTAGTAAATGCTTAATAGCCTTTACAAGATATTTATCCGTGACAAGCTTATCAGCATAGTTGCTTACATGATCTGATAGCGGACCTGTAAGTTAATTTCACCAACTGCATAGGGAGCTAATAGGCCCTCATCTGTAGTTATAGAAGCTATCAAAATTTCGGTTGTTTCATAACCTGTGGTTGAATTATAAACTAGCTGACGGTTAGCATCTATGCAGTTTTCAAGGTCGGCTAGTAGTTGTTCAAGTTGTTCCTGTGCATTATCTTCGCTTTTACAATATACTTTTACGCAAACACCTAAAAATCCCCAAGCAAAACTATTGGGTAAGTATTCACGCGTTTCTGTGCCTGGTGTTATAAAAACACTAGGAAAATCATTTACTTCGTCCCAAAATTTTAGTTTGGCAAAGCACTGATTTTGTAGGTTGGTTATATAAGGACTACTACCATTAATGGTACTTTTTATGGTTTCAGCTAGTGCTTGAACTATTTGTGTACGTTTTGTCATACTAATACCGCTCTTAGCCGCTGTTGTGTTATAGTCTGGGCTAATTCTCTTATTGACTTAGAGATTAGCAGTTTAGGGTCTCTGCTTCGTGGATACTGCTGACGTCCACCACTACTAAACGTGGCATAGGGGTTACGCATATAGCTGTAAAATGCTGTAATTGCTCCACTTCTGCTTTCGCTTAATCGCTCTACTTGCACACTTTCTGCAAATCTGCCGCTACGCAAGTTAAGTACATCACGTCTACCCCCAGCACCCATGTTTTGTTTTACACGAGCTACAAGACTGGCATTTAGCAAATTTTGTAATGATAGTAAAATATCTGGTGTTGACACTGCTGTACTTTGTCTTTGAGGTAACTTTTTAGTAGCTAAGCTAGTTTTTGTAGATACTTTTGCATTTTTTAATTTACTTTTTATTGCTTCGCCTATTTTTAAAGCAGGTGCAATTTTACTTGTGTTTTTTCTGCTAACCTTAGACGTACTTTTTTCATCTTTTAAGATTTTACCTGTACGTAAAGGAGATATAATAGCAGCAGTAATGTATTGTACAAGTGTTTTTGAAGACTGCACTTGTGGCATACTTGCAATTATAAAATCTTTATATTCTTGAGAAGATAGTATTGCTATAACTGCCTTTTTTGTTTCAGTTTTGAACGGAGCTATTACTCGATTTTCAACTGTTCTTAACAAAGTACTATTAATAGGTTTGCGCATAACAGTACCAACTGCTACACCAAAATTTATAAAACTAGTACCGGTTGAAGAAAATTGTTTATCAAAAGTTACTTGTAAACCTAAATCAGCATATAATTCTGATAATGCCGTTTCTAAGGCTTGCCCCTTATAAATATCTAAGTCTGTAAAAGCCGCCTGTGCTGCAGGCATATTTACGCCCAGTGGCTGTCCATCTGTTACAAATGCGGCAGTATGGCCTATGTCAACAAACTCACCAATTGAAAAATTTGCTTTTTCTTTATTACCTTTAGGTTCAACAACAACAGCTCCTCGGGTTTTAAATACTTGTTTTAATGCATCAGTTAATTTAGGGTTATAAACTTCTCTAAAATAAGTAAAATTATCTGCCAAGACTACAACTGTAGTGTTTTGATTAATATTTGGTAGAACAGTTTTTGGTGTACTAAGCCTAATTGCGCGATTGGCTGCAAAGATTTCTTTCTTGAATCGGGCTCCATACTTTACGCTTAATTCTGCATAATTTACATACTTCGATCCCGCTTGATTTAATGTAGCAGCATCTGATATGTAGTCTTGATATAACTTAGTAGCAGTACTATTTAATAATTTAGGGTCAACTGTAGCCGTTATTGCAGTATCTAGTGTATTCTTTAGACTTTTAGTTACAGTATCTATAAAAGTATTGTTTAATACCCTAGACATAAACGTTTCGTAGAACTGTTTATCTGTATTAAATGTTGAAGACTCTACTTCTCCGGCTTCATCGTAATTTTCTATAGCAGAAAAATATTTAGTAGCTTTACCACCTTCTTTATACGTAAATGTATAATCTTTTAAAGTTTTTGAATTTTCTTTAACAGTATCTTTTAATTCGTTATATATTATAGTTGCTATTTCTTCACAATCAATAACATACATTAAAGGACAATTCTGGTCTATTATATCCCTAAATTTTTTGTCTGCTGATTGCATACTGCTTAAAAAATTACTATGAGCTTTTACTAATGCTTCTTGTGTTTGTAATTTTTCACGTAAATATGCTAAAGTTAAATCAGCTATTCTTCTATGATGTACATTTCTTAGAGGTGTAAGTAATCCTGATGCCATTATGTATAATCCGCCACATATTGATCTAGTACACGTTTAATATGTGCTGGAAAATTACTAGTGGCTACGTACTGTATCTGTGTTACATTAGGTGTAACATCTCTGTTAACATGTACAGCAGTATTATTTTTCATGTAGTATTCTACAAGATCTAATACTGCAAGTTTTAGATCTTCGGGTAATGTAGTATATCCACCAAAGTATTCTATTCTATAACCATTTAAATAATATCTAAAGTAGTTTTCGTTATTGATTGGATATATACAATCATCTCTACCTAATACCCAGTCTGTATTTTCTACAAGTGCTGTATAAGTTTGACCGTAATTAATACTTCTGCTAACGCCAACTATACTTTGTACTGGGGTTTCATGTAATATAATTTTGTCTACATCACCGTCTGTGTATTGTGTAAACACATTAGTACTAGAGTATTCTATTAAGCCTCTGCGACAATAGGTTTGAGTTAGGGCGCTTACTTTGGGTATTAGCAAATCTATTTCGGCGTCTCTATTTGTTGTAGTAATTCCTAGATAGGATTTACACTCACTTCTTGTAATCAAATTAATAGCCATAGCACGCCTTCCAAAAATGTCTCTAAAACCTGATAAGTCAGGCTTTAGAGACAGGACTCTTATGAATCCTGCCTGTATAACTAATTAAGCTGTGTAACGAATTGTTACTGCACCTTGACCATCAACTGTTGATAGTTGTGTCATACCAATACGCATACTTGCTACTAATACGCTGCGCTGATTTACTACGTCATCATCACTATCTAGACGCATAGCGCGATGCTGTCCTACTAGGAAGTTACGTGGGTTAAAAATCACTGCTGCGGCACCGCCAGCTGCTGCTGTTAAAAAGCTTGGGCTAACAAGTACTGGTGTGTTACCGATACTACCAATTTGACCTGTTAGATAAGTTGCAGCTGCTCCAACTTTGTCCATAGTCTGGAATTTATCGTCTTCTAGTAACTCATAGTAGCACTGTGTGCTTACAAAAATAATGAGTTCGCTTGGATTAAGACCCCAAGCTCCTAGAGCTTTACGAGCAGAAATAACTTTATTAACTGTAAGAGCTGTGCTTGTAGTAGCTAATTCAATTGCAGGCGTGCCACCAGCTGGATCATAGCTAGCTAAACCTTTGATTGGATCGCTTTGACCTGAATTGCTAGAATAACCTACACCTAGTAGCATAGCTTTGTCTAGTGATTTAGCCATACGACGGCTTAGTGCATCGCGTACTAGTGGTAGTACAGGGATTAAGCTATCTTCGTCTTCTTCAAAAGCAATGTACTCTTTAGTAGCTAATTTATAAGCTGTTAGTACAACTTCTTTTAGCGCATGAGTACGAGCGGTACCACTACTAGCATCTGCTCCATAGTTGTTCTTCTCATACTGTTGAGCTCCAATAACCCAATTAGCATCGTCACCAGTATCTGGATTTACTGGAATACGCATAACTGGATTACTCATAGCTGTAGTACGAATACTACCAGCTACAACTAGTTGACGGCGCATTTCGCTTTCTAGTGTTGTGCTGATTTCTGTTTCCCAGAGCTCGCCCATGCTATTAGTATTTGGCATACGACCACCACCAAAAGCAGCTTGAGCTTTCTCTAGTAATTGCTTACCAAATTTTGTTTCTTGCATTGGCTTGCGTAAAATTTTGCTGATTAAAACAGCTTTCTCTTTCTCAGCATAACTAATTTCTGGGCCTGTTGGCTCTGTAAACTGCATGCGGCTACGCTGTAGTGCTTCTAGTTCGCCACTCTTGGTTTGTAGAGCTTCTAGCTCCTTAGCCTTTTCCTTGATAGCGGCTTCAATACCTTCTAGCGCACTCTTATGCTCATTGGCTTGATCTTCTAGGCGCTTTTCAATATCGCTTAGTAGACGTTCTGCACCAGTATCAACTGTTTGTACAACTGGAGCTGGTGGAGTAACGGCGCTTACAGCAGCCTTGATTTTAGCCTGTAGGGCTTCTTCATCTTGTAGCTTACGCTGTGCTTCTTCAGCTGCTTTTGTTTGTGCTTCTAAAACAGCTTTTGCAGTTTGCTCTGCAGCTTTAGCAGCAGCATCTGCTAATAATTTTTCTAAATCTTTTGGATCCATGTCCCATTCCTCTTTTGTGGTGCTTTTTGCCGCTTTTGGGGTATCAAGCTGTTTAGCTGATGCCACTGGTGCTGTTGCAAATTGCTGTTTATATAACTCAAACTCTGTGGCATTATCAAATGCCTTGGCTAAACTAAATAGTGTGTTTTGATTAGCGGGTACTGAAACAACACTAATTTCGTGTAACTCCAGTTCCTTGATTAGGAAAGATTCTGAGGCGCTGTCATAATCAGCATCTCTTACTCTAAATCCTACGCTAAACGCGCTTAATATACCCTTTTTAATCAGCTTATAAACGTCACCTACTTCTTGAGGAATCTGGGCACGCACCCATAATCCTTGATCAGTGACTTTATGTTCTACCATCTTGCCAATTGGCATTTGATGATTGTGATAGGCTAGTATAATTGGATTTTTAAGGTAATTACTTAACCCCTCATTCCATGCCTTCATAGGAATAACATCACCTTGTCTATCACGGTCTACTGTGCTAGCATATCCTTCAATATAAATGCTATCGTCAGTTTCGTTACTAGCGGTAAACTTGCTGCTTAAATAGAGTAATTTATCGATTTTCTTAGTCATATTACTCCCTCGTCGTACTAGGCCTACCACCTTGCGATGGATCAGCTGCTGAACCTGCTATATTAGCAGGTATTCTAATGGTATCCTGACCATCAAGTTTAGGATACCGTAATTCTTGTCTGGCTTCATTTGGTGTTATAATTCCGCCATTAACTAGTGTGCTATGATATTTTGCTAATTCGCCAACGTCAGGCTGTAGGGCGCTAACACTACTAGTTATCGCTTCCACGTCATATCCAAAATATCGCTCAATTGAGGAAATGTATAGCCTAACAATTGGCAATACTGTTTCCAGGTAAAATAAGCGTAGATTAGGGGCAATGTTAGCATTATTACCTCCATTTAATAGTAGAGGAGGAACTCCTAAGCTACTTACTATACGCTCGTTATGAGTTCTTATAGCAACGTCAAAATCAAGGTCTTTGAAATTTTGTTCGCTTAGTCTGTGTGGTTTAAGTCCGCTGTCTAAGATAATAGGGCGCTTTCCACCACTTTTACTATTGTAACGCTGTTGCCAATAAGCTAAGGTTTTTTCTTTTGCTTGCTGCGATAGCGTATTCTCGCTGGTAAGCACAAGGCCAAAAATTGTGCCATTTTCAAAAAACTTTTGTTGAAATTCTTGCATGGCATATAAGGTACTTATATTGTCCATGCAGCTTTCAAGACGACTGGCCCCACGATATATACTTGTACTAGACACATCTTTAAAGTAAAACACGTCTCGTTCTTCGAATAGTACTTGACCATTATAACGATAGCCACGAATAAACGTTTTAGGGTCTGATAATATTTCTACGTTTTCCGCTGGCAGGTGATACATAAATACACCATCAAAATGTATAAATGCATTCCCGTCTAATAGTATATCTTTAAAAAGCTCTCGTCTAAAATCTTGTGCGCTTTGATAAGGATTTGGTCTAAAGTTTAATAAATTTACAAGTGTTTTTTGGCGTATGCCATTAACCACACCTTCATTTACTTTATCTTTTACATCATAATCTAGTGAACTAGTTGCACTTATAATCATATTAACAGCGCGATTTACACTATCAATATTACGAAACGCATTTCTAAAGTTTACTATACGAGATTCAGTACCTATATGTGTACCTTCATCTGTATGTATAAGTGGTTGGGCTGGATTTAATTTTTCACGAATCCAGCCACGAAATCTATCTATTGTTGTTGCCACTGGTACCCCCTATAAAATCACTAAACGGGCTAGGTACGCTGCTGTTTCTATATGAACTTTCACCAGTAATATGTTTTTGGCGTTGTATTTCGATCCAGTGTTGTTGTTTAGCAACCGAACTAGGTAAAGGACTTTTACCATAGATCCCATGTAGTTGTACATGATGCCTGTTACATAGGGTGTAAACAAGATCATATATTTCTCTATGGTGGCTACTAATAAACTCTTCACGAACCGCAAGTATTCCGCTATCAGTACTAATATCATAATTATTGGCTTTTGCCCAAACTTCTAATAAGTGGGTTATGCTATGTAAATGATGGAGCTCTAGCTCACTAGTACTGTTACAAATATAACACTGTGATTGTTTTTCATAAGCACTTTTGGCTTTGTCTCTAATCCATTTAACTGGTATTCTTTTATTAGTATTAATTGCCATAAAAACTTTTTATTCTAGATTTTAGCTATTTTAACCTAAAAGGACAGTTAAAGTCAAACCAAATTTTTACATACCTACACTGTAAAGGTATATAGTGCGTAACGTAGTGCATCGGCC